CCATCCGGCCATGGTCGACCCGGGAAACCATAAGGACCTGTCAAAGGGACACGTCTCCGGCCTGCCACGGCAGGACGGGAAACTGGTCGCGGCCAAACTCGCAATACAGGACGGCGAGACAATCGCCAAAGTCGACCGCGGGGACCTAACAGAGATTTCGTGCGGTTACACGTGCGATATGGATCCGACTCCCGGCGAGTTCGAAGGCAAGAAATACGACGCGATCCAGCGTAACATTAGGTACAATCACGTAGGAATGGGGCCCCGCAACTGGGGCCGCCAAGGGAACGAAGTAGCCCTACGCCTGGACGGCGGGGCATATACAGACCTGCCCCAGGAGCAACAAAAGAGAACCATGAAAATCCGATTTGACGGAAGAGATTACGAGAGCGGTTCGGAAGAACACGTCCTTGCAATCAGCACCAAGCTGGACGCGGCCGACGCTGCGGCCAAAGAGACCCAGCGCAAGCTGGACCAGGCGGACGCCGCACTGGTAGCAGAGAAGGCCGAACGGGCCAAGCTGCAAGCCAAGCTGGACACGTTCGACGCAGACGTCTCGGCCCGTGCCGACCTGTTGGCGAAAGCCCAGGCCGCGCTAGGTGCTACCGTCAAGCTCGACGGCAAGTCTGACCGTGAGGTCAAAGCAGCTGTGGTCGCCCTCGCCTACCCGGAAGCCAAGCTCGACGGCAAGTCTGACGACTATGTGACCGCCCTGTTCGACCAGGCGATTGCCACGAACGTCCGCGCCGACTCAATCAATCGACTGCCCGAAGTCCTTCGGCAGATTCAGCAATCCGAAAATCAAGAGACTAAGGAGGATGCGGCTCCCGCACCGAAGCCTGAAGTCTGGGCCATGTCTAAAGAAGGGGCCAAGTAATGACCTTTGTTTCAGCGGCAACGCAAACCAGTTTCGACACCACAGTCTACCAGGGACAAGAGGGTGCCCTCTATGACTTCAGCACTGCAGCCGATGGTCTGGAAGATTCCAAGACGGCCGGCGTAGCAATCCCGTTCGGCCGCGCGGTCGTAACGGCTGCTGCAACCCCCAACGTCTGCGCGCTCCCCACGGACGCAGGCACGGCGGCCCGCGTGGTCGGTGTGTCGGTTCTGGACCAACAGAACGCGACAGCATCCGGCGGCTACCCCGTCGACTCCGAAGTCCGAGTCCTTCGATTCGGCCGTATCTGGGTCAAGGCTGAAGGCGCAGTAGCTGACCTGGCCCCGGTGTACATTCGATTCACCGAGTCAGCGACCGGTGCGGCTGATCAGGGCAAGTTCCGAGGTGACACCGACTCCGGCAAGGCCCTTGCCTACACTGGCGCACGCTTCCGCAGTAAAAACGGCGTAGTCTCAGGTGCTGGCATGGTTGTGGTCGAGTTGAACCTGCCCTGATCTTAGAAGGAATTAGAACAGATGACACTTCCCCAACACCTGATTAGTCTCGCTCAACTCCTCGCCCCTGGCTTTGGTCCCAATGCCAGGTTTGACGCGGAGCCGGTCGCAAACGCGACCATGTTTATTGAGAGGCAACTCACGCACCTTCGATCGAAGATCGTTGATGTTCAGTACTCGCCGCTGAAGGCCCTGAAGTATCTGCCTCTCGCGACCGATATTCCAATTGACGCCTCGACATACGCCTGGCAAGTTTACGACATCACCGGGCGTGCCCGGATCGGAAACATCAACGCAAAGGATATTCCTCGCGTCGACACGAATGCCAAGGAACTGCAAGGCAAGGTCGTTTCGATTCTCGACAGCTACGGCTGGACGGTTCAAGACCTCCGCACTGCGGCCCGTCTGCAGCAAGATCTCCCGACGCGTAAAGCGATGGCGGCACGCACGGCAATCAATCGCGAGATTGACGAAATCATGCGTACCGGGTTTTCGACGTCAACCGGACAGACCGCGACCGCGCTCGGCGGGTTTGTCAATTGCTCCGATGTCAACTACTCGAGTGTTACGACTCACAACTGGTTCTTGACCGCCGGTACCACGACCCCAGAGCAGATGGTCGCTGACCTGAACGTTTTGGCCTTCCAACCGTTCATAAACACCAAGGAGCTTTACGCGCCCGATACGCTGATCCTGTCAAACGGCATGTACAAGATCGCGACCATGACGAAGATGTCTAGCGCATCTTCGATCAGTGTCCTCAAGTACTTCTTGGATAACAACCCGTTTATCAAGAATGTTGACACCTGGTACGCACTGGATGACGCAGGACACACGACAGGTTACGACCGAGCGATTGCCTACGCTCGCACGGCAGAGGTTCTGGAGGCAGTCCTTCCGATCCAGTTCGAACAATTTCCAGCACAGCAAGAAGGTCTTGAATACGTCATTCCGTGCCACGCACGGTGCGGCGGAGTCAAGATCTACCAACCGGCTGCGATGCAGTACGCGGATTTCTCGACCGCGTTGACCTAATAGCCCCCTCTGGGTGAGTAGCCCAGACCCGAAGCCCCCTGACGGTGAAAGCCGGTTGGGGGTTTCTCTATTTCGTGCTAAGGTGCAGCATGGCGTTGATTGTTTTGCAGAACAAGCGTGACTGGATAGCTAACCTGCCCTTTGTGCGGGACTCGGCCGGGGACCCAGTTGGCCGAATTCGGGAAGTGCAACCCGGGGCACAGGACACGATAGACGACGAGTATCTAGTGTCTGTCGGTGAACGTGGTCGTTCGGAACTCGCCGAGCTAATCCGGTCCGGGGCGTTTGATGTGGTTGCGGATTATGGTGGGGGTGAACCTATCGGGGAGCCAGTGGGGGAACCAGTGGGGGAGCCAGTCGCGCCCCAACTACCGCCAGACGAAACCCCAACCCAATCAGACGGACCCCTGCTTGCCCGCCGGCAGAAGAAGGCAAAGTGACTCTCGAAGAATTCAGGGTAGCGTTTCCAGAATTCAAGACGGCTAGTGACCAACTAGCGCAAGTGACGTTGGATATGGCCGCCGCTCGACTCTCGCAGACTGTGCTGGGCGCGATGTACCCGGAAGCCCACGGGGTCTGGACGGCGCACGCTCTGGCCAAGTCGCCTGCAGGACAGTCGGCCCGAATGGTCAACAAAGACGGCACGACCCAATACAGCACCCGGATGCAAGAGATCAAATTGGCCTGTGCTTCGGCCGTATCGGTTAGCTAATGGCTACGACCCTGCGCATCAAAGACACCGGGCAATACGCCTTTGAACATCGGATCGCGGAGCTCAAAAAGCAGGCCGGGATCACGGTCGGTGTCCACGCAGAGCAGGGGCAAGAGTCAAAAAAGCAATTCGCCCACAAAATTGGGCCCGTCCAGGAAGGCGACTCCAAGGCCTGGAAAAAAGTGGGCGGCGGGGACTTGACCCTGATTGACGTGGCCAGTGCGCACGAATTCGGAATCGGAGTCCCGCCCCGTCCTTTTATCGGGGGCTGGGTCGATGAAGCCGGGTCAGAAGCAGACAAAGCCCTGTCCACGATCATGACGCAGGCCGCCAAAGGGACTCGAACAGTCGAGCAATGCGCCCAGCGGTTCGGGGCCTGGGCTGTCGGCCAGGTGCAGAAGCGAATTGCAGACGGGATTCAGCCGGACCTGGCAGACAGTACCAAGGTACGCAAAGCAGAGTTGACCGGCCAGGCGAAAGACACCCCACTGATTTTGACCGGACAGCTTCGGTCTTCTATTCGGTCCAAAGTAACGATGGTGAAATAATGTCCGACATCGGCACCTTCCAGCAGGGAATCATCAACTGGGTTCGGACGTACGGATCGAATGACTGGCCTGCGCAGCTACCGGAAGGCGTTGTCAACTGGTTCAACCGTCAACGACCCTTTATTTCAGACACGTTGGACGTCGGGTTATACTGCCGGCTGGTCAGCTTCAAGTCCCCAGGTCGGGCAGGTCGGGTACGCTCGACAGTCACCACAGCCGGGACCGAGTACGCCCGGACAGTCTACCACTCGAACGACAAGGTTCGACTACAGGTTCAGGCCATTAGCCTGAACGACACAGACGAAGATTCGGCTTTGACCTACTTGAGCAACCTGTCCGGCCGGTGTTGGACTGATGAGAGTCTGGCCGACCTGCTGGCTTTGAACGCTTCGATAGTCTCGAAGGCCGACGTTCAGCTGACTAGCGCCCCGCTGGACGATAGGACACCGACCGTCGGGACGTTCGAGTTGGTCTTGCACCTGCACTCAGACGTGCTAGGGTTGGACGTGCCATTTGTTCAGTCCGTGACCGGAACCGGCCACGCTACCAACGGGGCGGGAACCATACCCCCACAAACTTTTGAGGTCTCGGAATGAGCCTAGATAGCATCGTATCGGTCGACATCAGCATTTCGTCGGCCTCTATTTCAAAGCCGGGTTTCGGCACTACCCTGATTCTGGCGTCATGCCCGACGGCAGTAGATACGGCCTGGGGTATCGAGCGGGTCCGGACCTATTCGTCCGCTGCAGCCATGCTGGCGGCCGGCGACGGGTTCACGGTCAACGATCAGGCCTACAAGATCGCGGTCGGGATCTTCAGTCAGAACCCGAAGCCCCAGCGGATCAAAGTCGGCCGGCGCACGCGCAAGCAGACGCAGACCCTGAAGCTGACCCCAACGACCACGGCCGTAGGCCATGTTTACGGGTCAACCGTCAACGGCACGACCTGGACTTACACGGTACTGGTTGCTGATACTACAGTAGCAGCCGTCTGCGCCAAGCTTGTTACCGCAATCACAGCGGCCGCGCCTGTTGACGTGACGGCAGCCGACCACACTAGCTACATAACCTTGACGTCCGGCACCGCCGGCAAGGTTCACGAACATAAAAACTTCTCTTCCGGTCTGACTGTCGAGGATACGACCGTTGACCCAGGGATTGCCACCGACTTTGCCGAAGTGGCAGCGGTCGACAAAGACTTTTACACGGTCAAGGCTGACACTTTCGGGGCCGCCGAAATCGGAGCCCTCGCAACGGCCATCGAGGCAACCCAATACAAGTACAATGCACAGACGGCGGACAGCGCGGCGCACGAAGCCGGCTCGGCCGACATTGGCGGAGTCCTTCACGCAGCGTCCACCTTCCGCACTGCAATAGACTGGTCGCCTGACTACACCTGGGCCTTCTCGGCCGGCAAGACGGGTGTTGAGTCTGTTAGTGCCCCTGGCACCTATACCCTGTTCGGCAAGACCGTCTCCGGGGCGCTCCCCGCGGACTCTCTGACAGAGACCCAGACCGGGAATCTCGACCGCAAACATTACAACTACTACCAGTCAATTGGTGGGGTTGGCCGTGTCATTGGCGGTCGAGTCATCGGCAACGAATACGAGGACAACGTCCGCGGCCTGGACTGGCTGCGCGCGACCATGCAGGTCAACATTGCAAATGCAATGTTCGCAGCCAGCAAGATCCCGAACACAGCAGCCGGTCGTGAAGTCATCAAAGGGCAAATCGCGGTCAGCCTGGAGCAGGCAATCAGCAAGCCGGCAAAGCCCGGACTACTCGCGCCTGACCCGGCCCCAGTCATTACAATGCCGCCCGTCTCGGACGCTTCGTCGTTCGACTCAACCACCCGCACACTTTCGGGCGTGTCCTGGACGGCAGCCCTAGCAAACGCAATCCACGCGGTCCAAGTGACCGGGACGGTGACGGAGTAATCCCATGCAGGTTTGGTCAGCAGCAGAACACACAGTGAACCTGGGCGGGATTGAAATCGATCAGTCCGCCCTGGGTCCGGACAACTTCCTGACCCTCACGCAGAACAGCCCCACGTACAAGCTACGCGAGGGAATCGGCGGAGGCAAGACCCGTTCAGAAACGAAGTCCCCGTCTTTCACTTTGAAGATCAAGATTCGTCAGACGGATCCGGTCAACTCGAAGCTGTCCGCACTGCACGAACTGGACAAGCTGACTTCCGGTGGGGCTGGCGTGGTCCCGCTCTATGTCGCGGACCGGCTGGGCAACATGAAGCTTGCTGAAGCTGAAGCCTTTATCGAGGGCTACCCAGAGACGGGTGTTGCAGCCGAGGAGGGGGACCTGGAATGGGTCATCATCCTGCCTGCACCGACCGTATTTCTCGGAGGACACTAACATGACAGAGGAACAAATCACGCAGGTTGTCGCGGCTATTGGCGCGTTCTGTGCCTTCTGTGGCTTGCTATCGACCGTCCTGCCACAGGGCTGGAAGTTTACGAAAGCGCTTACTAAGGTGGGTTCTTTCTCATTCCGTGCTAAGACTAAGGCATGAGCCTAGAGAGCAAGGAATTTAGTGTGAATGGCGTCCGGTACCGTACCACGGTTCTGGACGCGGTGACCGGTCGTCGGCTGTACCTCAGGATCCTGAAGGCTGCCGCCCCTGGTCTGAAAGGCATGGCGGACGCGAAAGACAAAGACACAGCGTCCGCAATGCTGGGTCTAGTGGCCGAAGTCCTGGGGAACCTGGACGAACAGCTGTTCGATGACCTGTGCGATACGCTCGGCGGGGTCTCTGTCATCTGTCAGGGTGACAAGCAGGTCAAGCTGACAGGCGATGTCTTTGGCATGCACTTTGCTGGCAAGTATGAAGACCTGACCAACTGGCTACTCGAGTGCTTGAAGGCGAACAAATTCCTTGATTTTTTATCAGGGACCTTCGGCCACGCAAGCGACGCTCCGGCAAAAGTGTAAGTCTCAAAATTCCCGACCATTTGGACTGGTACATTTGGCGGGTCCTGACCGCTGAAAAGTTGACAGTATCGATGGCCGACCTGCACACAACTTGGAGCCTGGAAGACCTAGCAGACGCGCATGACGTGCTCGACCTGCTGGACGAACTGGCCGACAAGTCCGCCATTCAGCAACAGATCGATAACGCTGCAAGGGCTGGGCGCTAATGGCTGTTAGGGAAATTCTAGCACACTTCGGGGTCAAGTTCGACACGCACGAACTGACGAAGGGGCACGACCAAGTCAATGGCATGGTTCAGAGCATGACCCACTTCGGGCATGCTCTGGCCGGCGCGTTTGTATTTCACGGGATTGAAAACTTCGTAGAGAAGACGATTGCGGCCGCGTCTGGTATCAAGCGGGCGTCTCGCATGCTCGGGATCCAGACCGACCAAATGCAGCAGTACGACCACGCTGCAAATATGTCAGGGGTCGAGACCGAAAGCCTGACAGCCGGGCTTCGGTTCTTGCAGCGGTCGGCCTACGCTGCAGCCAATGGCGGCAAAGCAATGGCCGCAATCTTCACCCACCTCGGGGTAGAAGTGAAGGACAGCAACGGCAAGCTGAAGCCCACGACCAGCCTGTTGGACGAGATGTCTGACAAGATCAAAGGGATTGAAGACCCGGCCGAACAGACAGCGCTTGCCATGAAGATCTTCGGCAGGGGCGGCGCGGCCATGCTCCCCATGTTGAAGAAGGGCAGTGAAGGCCTCAAGGAATACAGGGATCAGGTCGATGAGTTGGGCGGGGGATTCAGTCAAGAATTCTTCAAGTTGTCCACAAAGTTTCAACAGCATGAAAAGCAGCTCGGCATGCTGAAGCGCTCGATTAGCGCGCAGCTGGTCGGGCTTGCAATCCCTGGACTGATGACGTTCGGGCACTACGTGGAGAAGGCCGGGCATTGGCTATTGAAGGCCAACCAAAACGGGGAGATGCTACGGGCTGCTATTGCGGCGTTCACGGCCGTTGCGTTGTCTCGCCTGCCACAGGTGCTGGCCGCGTTGATGCACCTGAACACAGCGGCCAACCTGGCCGCGCTGAAATGGGCCGCGTTGTTCGTAGTCTTTGACGAACTGCGGACCTGGCTGTCCGGGGGAGAAAGCTTCATAGGGGATTTCTTCGGGCTGCTGGACGAAGAGATCAATAAGTCGGCCGCTATCTTCGGGGACTCTGTACTAGCAATGGCCGGCAGCTGGGACGTGTTCGGGGCCGGCATTGTTGCCGGTGCAAAGACGTTCGGATTCGGCATAATCATTGCTTTCAACGAGGTAGCCAACAGTTTCGCCATGATTTTCGCTGGCATTGCCGACCTGTGGGACAAGACCCTGCAGGGGATGCACCTACCCGGTTGGATGCAGGACATGCTAGGAGGGGACGCCGGCAATAAGGACGGGGCGACCAACCGACGCAAGGCACAGGGCGAAGCCGAGCAGTCCCGGGTAGAGCTCGGCGGCTGGATGGCAAAGTCGCTGGACGGGGATTCGAACGTCAAGCGTCTGCAGGCTGCGATCAAAGCCCGCAAAGACTCGCAGGCCCAGATCCAGGAGACCGCAGCGGCCAACAGTGCGGCAGAAGACGGCAAGATCTACAAGAACAACGCGGGGACTTTCGTACTGGGTGAACAGACGGTCAGTGCCCCGGTCGGTGGGGGCGGAAATGGTGGTAGCAAGACGGAAGTTCACGACCAATCGCAACATACTGTCAATGTGACCGTTCCGGGGACTACCCCTCGAGACATAGCAACCAAGACCGCGCACGCGGTCGCCCGGGTCGACCGGTCCTACTCTAACGCTCTGCTGTTCAGCGGGGAGCCGGTGGTAGAGGAATAATGTCTGACTCTGCAATCCTGTCATGGTATGACGCGGCCGGGGACTACCAGGTCGTGCAATTCGACGTTTGCACGGTTGAGACGCACGAACTGGACTGCGAGATAACAGAATTCCCGGTAGAGCTCGCGCCCGGGATGACTGATCAGATCATCCTGAAGCCGGCCGTCCTGACTTTGGAGGGGTACGTCTCGGACAAACCCCTGCCACAGAACACGCCAGGGGAAGGGGGGCCGAGACCAACAGCCCTCAAAATCCCCGGGGTCCCGGCGTACGAGCAGTACTCCAAGAAGCTAGACGTGCCGGCTTCCCCTCTCAAATACAACGCGGCCGCTGTGGTCGGTGCTGTGTTCAGTGCCCTAGTGGGCGGGGGAACCGAAGTGCAGGCCCGAAGAATTGCGGGTCAACGGATTGATACGCAGAGCGTGAACCCCTGGCAGTACGACGACCCAGACAGTCGCATGGTCTCGACCTACAATCTGCTGCGGCAGGCCAGAGCGGAACGGGTCCAGATCCGTTGTCTGACCGCGCTGTCGGACACCGAAGGCCTGGCCATCGAGTCCTTGCGGGTACCTCGAACGCTAGAAGACGGGTCGGGCGCTGTCTTCAATTTGGTTCTTCGGCAAATCACGATTGCCCAGAGTGAGACGGTCGACGCACCCAAACCGGCCGAAGTGTCAGGCAAGAAGTCCGCGTCCGCTGGTTCAACCGCTACGCTTGAAGTGGTGGGCCCTTCAGCAACCAAGTCCCGCAGCGTGGCCAAAGCGGCTGCTGGTGGACTGTCAGGGGGGCACTAATGGCTGAACCGGTTTACATTCCGACGCTTTTTGATGAAACCCCCTACTACACCCAACGGGTGACGCTGGACGGGGTAGACTACCAGATTCAGATCGATTGGTCAGTGCGGGAAGCCCGTTGGTACTTCAGCTTGCTGGACACGCTCGGCGGTTTGATTTGCGGGCCCATCAAAGTCATGACAAATTGGCCAATGCTTCGATGGTACCACGATCGCGAGGGCTGCCCGACTGGTGAAATTCTGGCCGTGTCGTTGTCGCCCGACGATAGTCCGCCCGGGTTCCTCGACCTGGGGGTGGGGCGCCGCTGCACTCTGGTTTATGTGCCAGTGGAGGTCTAGTGTCTCCCGAACTCCGACAACTAATTACCGCCAACAGAGGGCGTACGCTGACCGAAGCTGAACTGATTCAGCAGGTACGATCGGCTGCTTATGGTGACCTCGCAATTGAGGAACCCAACACCAGCAGGGCAGCGGTCGACGCAGCTGTAGACAGATTGTTTGGTGTTGCGTAATGCCCTCCCTATTCGGCCGCACGTTCAAGCTGACAGTCGGGACCCTTGAGGTCTCGGACTTCCGCTGTAAGTTCAAGGTAGAGAAGACTTTGAAGCCGGACCCTAACAAGGTCCTGATTGAGGTCTTCAACCTATCGCGCGAGCACAGGGGGGCACTTGCAGAACTCGCCCCCGGCAAGAAAATCAAGATCGGGAAGAAAACGAAAGGGCAGGCCGTTACCAAACCACAGGTCGGTCGAGTGCCGGTCCGGCTTGAAGTAGGCTACGAGCTGACCGGGACAGAACAGATTTTCTTCGGGGACCTTCGGACGGTCGACTCTGAAATTGACGGCCCGGACTGGGTGACAGCTATCGCTTCCGGGGACGGGGAACGGGCCTACCGAACAGCCCGCGTCAATCAGGCGTTTGGTCCAAAGGTCCCGGTCAGTACAGCTCTGACCGCTGCTGTCAAAGCATTGGGACTGGGAAACGGCAACCTGTCCGCGGTCCTGTCGACCCTCAAATTGCAAGGGCAGGCTAGCCTGTTCACCAGGGGGATTGTGTTGTCGGGCCCGGCGTCTCGAGTGCTGACCGACCTGTGCCGGTCTGCCGATCTTGAGTGGAGCATACAGGACGGCGCGATCCAGTTCGTGGACTTCGGAAAAGTGCTGGCCGGGCGTTCAGTGTTGCTGAAGCCAGGGACCGGGTTGATCGGGAGCCCGAACGTCTCAGCTGACGGTGTGTGCAACTTCAAGAGCCTAATCGTTCCCGGGTTGCGTTGTGGGGGCGTAGTCGTGCTAGAGTCCGAGGGAGTCAAAGGCAACTTCAGGATCGAGAAACTGGCCTACGACGGTGACACACACGGCCAGGACTGGACTGTAGAGGGGTGGGGCAAGAGGTACTAATGTCATTCGGACCAGCACAGGACGAACTAACCCGCCGGATCATAGACGGCCGACTAGCGGACGTGCACACAAGTGCGCCGGGGACAGTGGTCAAGTTCAACGCGACAGACTACACTGTCGATGTAAAGCTAGGAGTTCAGCGTCCGGTTGCCCGGTACGACGGCGGGGTAACGTACGAGGATCCACCGGTCCTCCCCAACGTCCCGATCGCGTCCTTCGGCACGACCCGCACCTACTCCCGGCCAGACCTTGCCCCGGGCGATATCGTCTGGGTGTTGTTTGCTGAATCGTCCCCTGCAGAGTTTTTGGATAGCGGGACCGCAAGCCAGCCGGGAGACACCGCAAGGCACAGCCTATCTGGCGGCCTGGCAATCCCAATCACCCTGCCTGGCAAGCTGGCAACCAGCCCCAAGGTCGTATTGTCCGGGGCGGGCGGGGACTTCGTGGCGTTGGCTGGGAAGGTGAACGCTCGCCTTGACGCGCTAGAGCAATGGGCCAACACTCACATGCACGCAACGGCAGCGCTCGGCCCGCCAGTAATAGCAGCCCCAGCCCTGGTACCGGGGGGCGGTTCGGTAGCTGCAGCAGAAACGAAGGCACTATGACGACTGTCAAGTTCCCGACTCGGGATTGTGAAGTTCCCGAAGGTAGTTCCCAATGATCGGCCGTAGATACCCTGTAGGTGACCTAGACCCGGCGTCCCCTCGACTGCTGTCGGGCGCGGAATACATCGGCCAGAAAATCAGGCAGGTCCTGCTTTTGATCCGGGGTGAGTGGTTCCTGGACTTACGACTGGGCACCCCATGGTTCGAAGAAGTCCTGGTCCGTAACCCAAGCTTTGAAGCAATCAGGGCAACGGTTCGGACTAAGATCCTTAGCGTACCTGGTGTCTCAAGTGTGCCTGTGCTAGATTTGGCGTTCGATAAGGCCTCTCGGAACATGCAGATCCAATTTACGGCTAAGCTGAAAAATGGCGCAGTGGTGACCGATTCGGTTGGGGCATTGGTGACAGTATGAGTTCCGACCCAACCACTTGGGGTCCGCAGCCTAACGGCTTCTACTGTCCAAACGTTCAGGACGTACTGGGGTCTATCGTCAATGACCAGCACCAGTACGTGTCTGCCGACCTGGACACGGACCCTGACAGCCCGGA